CACTACTTAAAATACTCGTCATAATCATTTTAGCTTCACTCATTCAAAACTTTTAACATGAAAAATCATTTTTTATTAGACGTTGAACTTTACCATCCCGAAACTGATGAACCTGTAACTATAACAGTTAAAGGTTATTCATGGTATTACCCGCAAACAATGGCAGATCCATCCGATGAGGGTTTTGAATTTGAGGTAATAACCGACAACGCACCCGACTGGATAACAGATAGCATGATTGAGGATAAACTGAACAACATGTGGGATGAAATGTTATCGGCAGATGAACCCGACTATGAGCCTCAAGATTAATTTTTAACCATAAAACAAATAAAAAATGAACACAAACGAAAACAATTACGCAAACAGCATTATTAACGCAACTTTTGCTAACACTAAATTAGCTGAAAATTCTTATGCAGTAAATGCTTTATTGGACGAATACAATTTGAATTGGTCTGTTAGCAAACAAAGATTAACATTGCCAAACGGCACAGAAACACAATTTTACGGTATTGTGCGTGATGATAAACAAATAACATTTAGCACTTGTAAAGACGGTTATCAACCATTTCAAAATAGTGAATTGGCGGAAATGCTTATAAGATTAAGCGAAAAAACAGGATATGAAATGAAAGGCGGGGGAATGTTTAACAATGGTGCTAAATTATATTTACAATTATTAAGCCCGAACAAAATAAACAACATAGGGAAAAATGATGACATCGTAGAAGGATACCTTACAGGTATTAATTCGCACGACGGATCCTCATCACTTAAATGGGGGGAAACAAACATAACTATATCTTGTAAAAATACTTTTAATGCCGCATTAAAAGCCATTAATAACAGTGCTAGACATAATAACAATATGCGTGTTAAAGTTGAACAAGCAATTAAAGAAATTGATGTTCTAATTGAAGAAGAAAAAAATATGTTTGATATTTTTATAAAAATGTCCGAAACGCCTGTAACCCGCAAAGCAATCGCACGAATTGTTAAGGATATAACAGAAGTTGATACATTGTTATCACAAACGGAAATAGCTGAAAAATATACTACTTATTCAATTAATAGGTCTGGTGAATTATTACAAGCAATAGCCAAAGAAACAGAGCAAAAGGGTCAAACAATGTGGGGTCTTATGTCAGGCATAACTAATTATACAACTCATATAATGCCAGCCCCTAAGCGTGATAACGGGAGAATGGAAAGTTTATATGTTGGTACGGGTTATAATATTAATAACGATGCATTTACAACTTTAAAAAATATTATTTTCAATTAATCTATAAACCCTATCATTTTATAGTTTTATTTAAATATTTAATTTACTTTTGAAAAAAAAAAATAAAATGACAGAAAAAAAGAAAAAAGTCGGAAGACCTAAATTGCCACCTAACGTAGAGCGCAAAACTACCCGAACAGTATCTATAACGCCAACCACCGAAAAAAAGGCAAGAAAGATATTCGGAACGCTCGGAACTGCTATTGAAAAAGCAATAGAACAAAAACAGGAAACAAAATAACTAACTAATCCATTAATTCCAACACTAAAAAAATCGCAACATGAAACCACAAATTAAAAGCACATCTGTATTACGTTTATCACAAAATTGGAACGTAATGGTAAAAGTATCAATGGGAGATATGGCACTTGAAAGAGATTACAATCTTGACCTGCTTATCGACTATGACAAGGTACTCGAAAACGCATATCAGACCGCACAGGAATTAATTGAAATATTAACCCCTAAAAGCGTTTGTGTATGTTAGACCTGTTCAAACATTATCCGCTTATTTCGTTCCTGTTAATTACAGGTTGCTTATTGGTTGCATCGTTCCTTGTAACCACAATGATAATTCTTGGTCGTGGACATAGCAACATTGACGATGACCTTCACAATTATTGGTAATGGTACAAAATAATCTTTATCCGAAAATATACATCGGGCAATGGTGCATATTGCAACAGCCGATACACCACGTTCCGATGATATTCAGCAAGATCGTAGTAATCGACAACTTTAATTTATATCTGAACTAATGACACGGCAACAACTAAAGCGAGATAAGTTCCTGACGTTATATGGGCATTTGCAGCCGAAACGTATCGGGATAATCGAAAGGATAAAACGACTTTTTAATCAATTCACTCACTAAACAAACAGATATGGCAAACGAATTAGCATTAATTAACGCATCCGACCTTTCATTGGTCGATAACAATGCGCTGACAGCAAAACAGCTTAAACAGCTACTTAGGAAAACACCTGCACAATATGTTCACACAAGACCTGCAAAAGGTGGCGGTCAATGGGAATATGTTACAGGCGGATATGTTCGCAAGGTACTTAATATCATGTTCGGATGGCAATGGTCATTTGATATAATAGATGAAAAGGTAATGCACGGTGAAGTAGTTGTAAAGGGCAAACTGACCTGCACATCTAACGGTATCACGATAACAAAGATGCAGTTCGGGAACAAGGATATTATCTGCAAAAAAGGTACAGATATTCCTTTGAGCATTGGTAATGACCTTAAAGCTGCTGCAACCGATGCGCTAAAGAAATGCGCTGCTGAATTGGGTATCGCTGCTGACATTTACAATAAACAGGACTTCAAGGAAATAAATGTAGATGCTACCGAAATAGAACTTACCGACCTGATGGAATTGTTTGAACTAAAAAAAGAAAGTTTGACAAATTCAGAAATGAATAATGCAGAACGTATTATCAACCATCAGGAAAAAATCAGTTACGCAAAACTATTCAAAACACTACAAAGCAAATAACATGGAAACCATTAATGCAAGTAAGTACCGCATCGGGAATTTTACGAGTAGTGAAATTCACAATATGACAAGCCTTAACCGTAAAGGCGATGGATTTGGCGCACCCGCACTAACATACATAGAAGAAACCAATTTTAAACGTCTGTTAGGTCGTTCTCTCAATGCCGACATGAATAGCCGACCTACATCATGGGGTAATTTGTTAGAGCCGAGAGTATTCGACCTGTTAGGGCTTGATTATACCTATTCATCACAGATAACGGATATGCACCCTACAATAGACTATTGGGCGGGTAGCAAAGATGGAACAAGGGAAGGTGATGAAAGGGCTGTAATTGATATTAAATGCCCATTTACGCTAAAATCATTTTGCCAATTAGTAATGCCTATCTACAAAGGTCTTACAGGTATTGAGGCAATGAACGCCATCAGGGAAAGTAGCAAGGATGGGGATAAGTATTATTGGCAACTTGTTTCTAATGCCATCATCAACGGTTGCGACTTTGCGGAACTTATTATCTACATGCCGTATCAATCCGAACTATTGGAGATAAACCAAATGGCAAAAGATAACCCATCGGTGAACTGGATGAATTATGTTTCCGATAGCGAGATACCTTATTTACTTGACGGTGGTTACTTTAAGAATATCAATGTGATACGCTTTGAAGTGCCACAGTCGGATAAAGAATTATTAACCCAATGCGTATTGAAAGCGGGTGAAATGTTGTTGCCACGACCTTAGTTTGTGTGAATTTGGCGGGGTGTTTCTACGCCCTGCTTTTATTATCATCTTCACAACTTAAATTTATAACTATGTTTTTCAATACGACTCACGAACACGGGCAACCATTAATACAGTCCGAAAAGAAAACACAAACGCAGGATGAATTGGTTATGTGGTTATTCCGAGCATTTAACAATAACGGAATGACACCGAGCAAAGTTTGGTCATCACTTATCGAACTACGCAAAATTGACAGAAACACCCCATTAACGAGCATAAGACGGTCAATAACCACACTTACTAAGGATGGTCAATTATCCGCCACAGAAAGGCAAGAGAAAGGGCATTATGGCAAATCAGAGGGCGTATGGCAACTGCCGAAAGTTGAAATTGAAAATAATCAGGCAACATTATTTTAAAATAACTATATATTTATCCACCCTAAAAAGTAAAAGCAAATGGCAGTAGATATTGATAGTGTAACCGACATAGATTTTAATGACGCATTAAAAGCATTGGTAAACGGGAAATAGTATGTGGAGCTATTACGGAAGTAAAGGAAAAATTGTGGATATATATCCCCCCCCGAAGTTTGATAAAATTATTGAGCCATTTGCGGGTAGTGCGAGGTATGCTTTAAAATACTTTGAAAAAGATGTTTTATTAGTAGATAAATACCCAATTATAGTTGACTTATGGAATTGGTTAAAACAATGTTCTATAAACGATATTTTAACCTTACCTGATATAGAAACGGGGCAAACATTAAATGACTTTGATTTATGTAAAGAAGCAAAATGGTTAATAGGGTTTTTTATCAATGCAGGTAGTGCATCACCCAAACTTAAAGCAAAGGATTTTAATAAATGGAATGAAAATAGAAAAACGATTGCTGATAACCTTTTTAAAATTAAACATTGGGAAATAAAGTTGGGGTCATACGAAAATTGCCCCGATATTGAAGCAACGTGGTTCATTGACCCGCCATATCAGTTCGGTGGTGAATGGTACGCTAAGAGTAATAAACACATTGATTTTGGCAGATTAGGAACGTGGTGTAGGGAAAAGCAGGGGCAGGTAATTGTCTGCGAAAATAGTAAGGCAAATTGGATGGATTTTAAACAGATGAAACAAATGCAGGGAGCATTATATAAAACAACCGAAGTGATTTGGTGTAACCTACCGACAGCGTTTGATTATCAGCAACAATCATTATTTTAAAACACGGGTTTTACCCACCCTTAGCAATATTGCAATAACAGGGTAAATAAGTATATAGTTACCTATTTTAATTCATTATTTTAATTATTTTTCGTACCTTTATATCGGTTTAGCGACATACTGATATGATATTTAACAACAAAGCATTTAAACATAATCGGTTGGGGGAGTTCCCGCCACGGGTATCAGTTTTGTCGCTATTTCTGACCCCCAACCTTTTTTTAATTTGTAATCAAAAAACAGCGATATATGTCAAAAGATCCCGCATTTTTATTTTATAGTTCAGATTTCCTTACAGGCACTCAATTTTTCACGCATGAACAGAAAGGGCAGTATATAACACTTTTATGTATGCAACATCAGCAAGGGAGGTTGCAAGAGAAACATATGTTATTGATATGTGGCGCACATGATAATGATGTGATTAAAAAGTTTATAAAGGATGAAAATGGGTTATATTTCAACGAAAGACTTGAAATTGAAACATTTAAGCGTAAGTCATATAGTGAAAGTAGGCGTAATAATAGACTTGCCCATAAAGATATGTCAAACATATCTGTAACATATGATGCACATATGGAAAATGAAAATGAAAATATAATTGTAGATAAAGATAAAGTAATAAAAGAGAAATGCGAAATATTTAAAAATAATTTAAAGCCTTTTGTTGATGAATTTGGGAAAGAGTTGTGCAATCAGTTTTACAGGTATTGGACTGAACCCAATAAGACAAAAACGAAATTGAGATGGGAGGCGCAAAAGTTTTTTGACATTAAACGCAGATTGATAACATTTAGAAATAACGCAAAATGAACCATCAAATAGGTAAGTTACCCCCGCAGGATAAGGACATGGAACGTGCTGTTATCGGGGCTTGTATGTTGGAGCGTGATGTGTTTCAAAATGTACTTTCGATAATAACGCATGAAAATTGTTTTTATTCCGATGTTCATCAGGAGATATATTCCGTAATGATGCACCTGCTCAATACAGGCGTACCTATTGACCTGCTGACCATTACCGATGAACTCAGGAAACGTGATAAATTGGAAATGTGCGGGGGTGCGTATGAGTTGACAAATATATCTATGGATGTATTATCAACGGCTCACGTAGAGGCTCATGCGAGGGTGGTAATGGAAAAATACATGGAGCGTCAAGTTATCAAAATATGCTCGGAAGGAATATCTGATGCTTATAGCGGTAAAATTGATGTATTTGACCTTATAGAAACCCTTAAACATACCATTGATGGCATAACAAAGGATATTGGGGTTAACGGGGATAGTGCGATAGGTAGGTTATTTATGGACACTTTGAACGAATTGGAGTTTCAAAAAAACCATCGTTCTGCGTTAACTGGTGTTGATACGGGGTTATTTGACCTTAATCAGATAACTAACGGATGGCAAAAAACAGACCTAATAATCATCGGTGGCAGACCATCGAAAGGCAAAACAGCGTTAGGGTTAAATTTAGCTTTATCCGCAGCAATAAGTACGATAGTTGATAAAGTACCTGTTGGGATATTTTCCCTTGAAATGGGAAGTACACAGTTAGTAAAGCGTATGGTATCAACCATAACGGGCATTGATTTTGGCAAGATAATGACGGGCAACTTGGCTGATGAAGAATTTACTAAGATAGTTGACAAATCAAAATATTTCCATAATTTGCCTATCCGAATTTCTGATAAAACATTTTCGCTGACTAAAATATCTACACAGGCAAAGAAATGGGTTGAGAAATTTGGCGTTGGGTTGATAGTTATCGATTACCTGCAATTGATAAAGATAGCGCATAAGAATGGCGGGAACAGGGAGCAGGAAGTCGCAAGTACAACAAGGGATTTGAAACAATTAGCAAAGGAGTTAAACATACCTATCATATTACTTTCGCAACTTAACAGGGGGGTTGAAAGTAGGGCAAAAGCTGAACCCCAACCATCTGACCTTAGAGAAAGCGGGGCAATCGAACAGGATGCCGATGTTATACTATTCCCGTGGCATGGTGAAAATGAAAGTTTTATTTCAATAGCTAAAAACAGGAATGGCAAAACGGCAACGGGTGAATTTGCGTTAAAGGTTAAGTTTAGCGGTAGTATTCAAAAATGGATGGATCCCGCAGCTTTTGAACCTTTTAGGGCAATGACGGAAATAGATAATCCAAGGTCGGGAATAGTTAACAATTATCAGAATATACGGCAACCATACAAGGAAACCGAAGAAGATGCACCCTTTTAATCCACAAATCGTAAACTTTTAAATACAACTAAAACAAAATAACATGGAACAACAAAAAATGAGTGAAGATATGGCAAGAGTAGTATATGAACTACACGCTATGCCGAAAGATAGTAAATTTTTTGCGCTGATATTGGAAAATGAACAATCGGTAATTTGCAAGGGTATGAACTTTAGTTCAGTTGATATTGTTGTCCTAATTGATTGGGCTGTCAAAAACTTTAAAATAGACATTGACGGTTTGATAAAAGTATTGACAAAAAATCTACCTGATAACAATTAAAAATAGGGATATGAGATTGCAAACAGAGAAAATATACGCAAAAGATATACCTGATGATTGTTTTTTATTTCTGCCTAAAACAAATACTTTTTATTTTGTTGATTATGCGGAAATCGATGGGAATAATGTAAATCTATGGTTTGAACCTGATGCCGACCCCGATACATGGCGTTGTATAACTTTGCCGAAATACCGAAAGGTAACAGTTTTTAACCCACAATGGCTAACTACTATCGAAATAAATCGTAAACAATATAATGTAACCAATTAAAACAAAGTATATGATAAACTGTTCAATCGACCTATCGAAGATAGACAAGTCGAAAATTAAAGAAGGCAAAAACGGAGCGAAGTATTACGACTTCGTAGTTGACCAACGGAAAGAACCTGACCAATACGGGAAAACCCATACGGTCTATGAGAGCCAAACGAAAGAAGAACGTGAGGCAAAGAAAACGAAGAATTACATCGGTGGCGGGAAGGAGTATGTATTTGGTGGTACTACTACAAAAGTAATGCCCGACAATACCCCGACAAAAGCAGAAGTGAACAACGATGAACCTGAGACAATGGATTCACTCCCCTTTTAAGAATGTTTTAGTTTGTGAAGTACGCAGGGTGTTTCTACACCCCGCTTTTTAAAAAAACAATTATGATACACCCATACGTTTTTATCGGATTGCCCGAAAGCGAAAAGCCGAGCAGTAAGAAAGTGATTGATGCAATCTGCAAATATTTCAATTTAGATTATGCGGTAGTTATCAGCAATAACCGAAAGGCTAACATCGTCATGTGCAGGTCGTTCATTTGGCTATTCTTAAAGAATAAAAAAGTATCATATAGCAATGTCAATGCTATCATGGGTACGGGTCATAACCATACGACAATCATGCACGGGTTAAACAAGTTGCGGGGGTACATCGAAACTGATGAAAATTACGCAAAGTTGTACCGCACATTGTCCGATACCCTGCAAATATACCCTATAAGCGATTTTAAGGTGTATTCATTGACTGAAAAGCGCAAAGTGGTACAAATACCACAACCGAAAGAAATTGAGCCTAAAAAGGTAAAAAGAATTGAAATTCCCAAAAGTAGATATGATATGCCACATGGCGGATGGGGTAAAATGAGATAATTATGACATTAGAGCAAGTTGAAAAGTTAGTAAAAGACGGAAAGATAAAAAGTTATACCATCGACAAAAAGGGGTTTAAACCTGTAAAGGAAGTTAAACCTGACCCGAAAGGACTTGCGCATATCAAATCGATGCTGAACACTTTGAATATACCGTATGAAACGGAGTATAAGTTTTGTAAGACAAGAAAATTCAGAGCAGATATAGCCGTACTACAATATCGTCTAATAATTGAATATGATGGGTTATTTAGTGCAAAGTCAAGGCACACAACCGTAACGGGCTTTACTAACGACCATCGCAAATTTAATATTGCAACTATTGAGGGATGGAGTGTGTTAAAATATACCGCATTAAACCATGCCGAATTTGACAATGATATAATACAGTTTCTATTGAAGTTTAATTAACCCTTAACCTTATACGCCAAATACGTTCTTAAACAACATGGGATCATTAAGTAACAACTAAACAAATGAGATATGAAGAAGACACCCGAATGGCTGACTAAGTTGGCAGAGGAGAAATTTCCGATTGTGTATGAATTTACAGATGATGATGACTTAAATGGTTCTGATAGAAATGTAAGAGTCAGAAATGCTTACGAAACCATTAAACAGAACAACCATGAGCATATTTAAGACAAAAGGATATAGGGATATAGATTGTGTTTTGTCAATAGCTGCAATATTCCCGCCACCAAGTAGGTATAGACAACAGTCTGATGGCAAAAAAGAAGATGATCTTGCATTTCATTTCACAATAGTTAACGATAAAGACTTAGATACCGAAAGGTCTGCATTTATTCAGTTAGATAAAAATCAATTACAGAAATTGAATAACCTTTTGACTGAATATCTAAAAACAGGTATTACTAAAGAAATATAAATCTAAACAACCATGAGTGATAAGACAGCAATATCGCACTCCAACATCGACTAAACGCCCTGTGATTAAGACATTTAGCACCTGTACTTTGTTCCTATAATTATTTTTGATGTTAAGCAGATATTTATTAACTTTGATTTTTTAACGGGCAAATATCTTGCTCAGACATAAAAATACTTATAGAACAAGTAAGGCAGCGATAAGGATTAGGCTTTGACCATTCTTATTTAACAATCGCAGGTTTTATAAAACA